CATTTACGTCTAATTGTTTTTCAGCGAGTTTCTGTTGAATACGCTGCATCAATATTTTTTTGTCTAGCCTTTCCTCATCTGAGGTATGCAAGTCATCGACCACTTTAGAAATAGTTTTTAACGCACCACTCGAGCCTCCTAAACGGTCAAGAAGAACGCCTAACATTTTTTATACAGCTCCTGAAATTTTTCCTAGAACTATAATAACAACTAGAGCAACGATACCAGCTTTAATCCAGTCCTTCATGCCCCAGTCTGACCACTCTTTCAAGTGAGCCCATATATCTTTTAAAAGTTTCATAAAACCTCCTTTAAAAAAAACAGTCTACCTTAACTTGTGATTAAAATAAACCTTTAAAAGGAACCTTTTTAATTTGTGCTTTGCTTCTTTGACCTTTTGGTCCAGCACCTAAGTTTTGTGTAACCTTCGGTCCTTCCATACTAGCCGTATATACATCCACAATTTCTTGTTTATTTACATGAGGACCCGCATAAGGGTTCATATCTTTTGAAACAGTCATCTTTGCATTTGGATATAAGGATCCATTTACAAATTTTGGTTTTGGGTTATTTAATGCCATAATTTATCCTAATGTATTGTTGGTTTTATTAATTCAATAAAATCAATTGTGTTATGTTCCATGACAGATGATGCTTCTTCTTTCGATAAGTTATCAAAATAAAGAATACGTGCAACACTCATCATAGCACCAGCTAAAAGTATACTATCTTCCTCAGTTTTGGAAGTCTTTTCTACTAATACCAAAAGCTTATCAAAGTAATCTTGTAACTTTTGTTCTGCTGGAGTTATAATTCGCATATTAATATTTATTTCTTAACTTAGATGGTTGATCAATCTTTTTTAATTGTATTTGTTCTCTGATTGTAGCATGTCTATTAGCATTATCTATCTTTTCTTGTTCTTGAACAGCATCGATCTCTGCTCGTTGTTCATCTAGTGCCAATCTTTCGCCATCTTTTTGTGCACGAAGTTCTAATTCCTCTGCACGGAGCCCTAATTCTTCTTGTTTAAGTGTAACAAGTGGATCTTTTTGCATACCCTCTAGATATTCTTGCTCTTCTGCTACCATAGTCTCTGTTAATTCCTTAATTTTTACCGAAACTTGTTTCGCTGTCTCTATTTCAAACTGTTGTTGCAGTTCTGGTGGTATTTGACCCCCATATTGCTCCGTTAATTGTTGTATTTCTGCTTGATTTTGTACCATAACCTCTTCTTTTGCCTGCTCACTAATGTGATTAGAGATATGAGCTTGGATTAAAGACAGTACAGGAGGTGAATTCTTCACCAAATATGTCGACATAAAGGCACGATGTGTATCTATGTGGGCAATATGATCTTGTTGTGGGAATGCCATTGCAGGTTTTTGTAATAACATCACTGAATTCTCCATAGCAGCATCTGTTGGTTGCGGTTGTGGAGGTGGTGGTAAAATTGCATCAATATTTTGTACCCCCATTGCCTGATACATACGTCGATAGGCCTCATATTGGTTGTGAATTTGGGGGTTTGCTTGTGCTAATTGTAACTGTGTCTGCGCCAATGTAATACGCTGTGACATAGAAAAGATATTAGGATCCGATACAGGAATAATATCAACACGATTATCGAAATCGGTTTGCTTGATCATTTGATTTCCACCAACAACTGCATACGGATATTCAGGTGGTAGGTAATCGGTAATGATTCTTGCTAAAATTTTAAATTCTTTTTTCTGTGCTCCGTGCAATCTTTTATGAATCGCACTCATCACTTTAGTCCCTTGCTCTAGTAGAGCCATAGTGGTACCAACGGGATTCGCTTGTGAACCTTCTCCTAGTTTTTGATCGGCAACTGCAGCAAATCTTTTTCCTGCATCAACAACAAAACCTAGTAAGGCAAATAAAGTTTGATCGGGACCTTTATACGGAAGTGGCATAAGACCTTGTCGAAGATCTCCACTCGGTGCATCTATGTCTCTGAACTCTCCTGGTTGTAATGGAGAATCATCATCGGCAATTCTAATTCCTCTAGCTTTAAATCCTGCTGGTAAATTAGATAATGTTCCCGCATCAATGAGTTGACGGAGTGCTGACGTAGCAGTCCTGGACAAACCCCCCAACATATGAATAAGACCAAAACCATAAAAACCAAGCCCTGGTAAAAATTTATATTGAACGAAGTATGGTATTTTTTTCCGAAGAGAATCATCTTCTCTGTAGTTTCGGTAGATGGATAGAATGTTTCCTGTTCCTTCGTCAATAGTAACAACATAAGGTATCTTTATACCTGTAGGTTCCCCTGTTTGCTCGTCGAGATCTTCGAAACCTTCTATGTCTAATTCGCAATGTACTTCAAAGAGTTGATACATTTCATCGTAGTTAATAGGACTAACGCCATCTAACTGATTATATTTTTCTTGTACTTGTGTTTCATTTATTGTTGCTTCTTGTAATTTTACATCTTTGTAAAAACCCATGACTTGTGATTTTTTAATTTCATTGCGTGTCATTTTTACAATGTGTGTTACTCGTTCTGCCGACGCTAAATCACTTGACAAATACGGCACAATTAATTCTTCACTTGGAACAAATTTTGATACAGGTCTTCCTAGAGCTGCATCGTAATAAATCTTTTTAAAAGCAGAACCTGATAAAGGTAAGAAAAATAATAGCTGATCCATGTCAGCATCGTACTCTTCCATTTCATCGAGGATTAAATAATTCATGTACTCTCGTACACGCTGTGCTTGTGCTTCTGTTTCAGCGTTTTGTTCACCGACAACATTACATTTTACAGGTCCTCCACTTGGTAGTAATTCTTTATACGCTTGTGATTGAAAAGAAGTTACACTCTCGGCTAATAATGGATGGGTCACGGAGCTTGCTCCTTGGAACGGCTGTGATCTCTCTTGGTGTTTAAATCCTAATAAATCTAATCCGTGTGTATATGAATAATACCACTCGTCTCTTGATGCTTTATCATCTTCAATGTCTCCTCGTAACTCTTCGGAGATTTCTGTTAAAATATCATCTTCTAAAATTTCTGCTAGGTTGGCTGCAAAAGGAACTTGCTCCTCGGCCATTGCTTCTTCTCCAAAGGTTACTGAACCATCTGGATTTTCTATCATCTCCTCGGCTACTTCTACTTGCTCCTCGGCTATCGGTGCTTCACTCATCGGATCCGACGCTATAGGATCATAACCTGCTGGTCTTTCTACTACCATTATCTCCTTGCCTTTCCATAGCCACGTTTTGCTAAGCCACCTGATTTCATTTTAATAACGGAACCTTCTGCTGAACCCTTGGCTGCTGCACCGGGGATCGTGGACCCTTGAGCACTGCTCTTGGCTTTTGCTCCTTTAATCACGGAACCCTGTGCTGAACTTGACACATTTCCACCATCTTTGTAATTTGGATTAATTGATTCTAACTCTGCCCTAAGAATCTGTATTTGGTCATCATCACCAATAGATATAGCATCATCTAATAAATCTCGTAGTTGTTTGACTCTCGTATCTTTTTTCCCCATACCGTTCCTTATGCTTGTACTTGTTTCTTCTTCTTTTTCTTCATCATAGCATTAAATCCTGTGGGTTGCACGAATTTATAATATGACGATTTTGGATTCATAAAAGAAGGAGGAGCTTTCTCCTTTTTCTTTTTCTTTTTCTTAGGTCCTTGGACCGTGAATCCTGATATGTAACTCATTAATAATACTCCAATAAAGTAGCTGGGGGTACATGCGGAGGATCCTCATAATCTTCTGGATGCACGGCCAATCCAACTTGACGATAGCGCATTAGCGCTTGTGTCATGCTGTCAACTAAATCGTCGTTATCACCATAAGGGAAAGCGGCGCATTCTTCAACTAATTCTTCTGCCCACTTATCATTTGTACACCATACCTGTCCTGCTTCAAATAATGTGGAGACGGAGTTGACTCTCACATGTTTATCATTTCCACGACTTGGTGTAAAATTAACAACAGGAATACCAAAGCGCCGTAGTTCTTGGGTCAGGGGTGTTCCACTTGCTTTTGCCTCAATGATGATTGTCTCAGGTTCCCAGTATTGATATTGTTCAATCGCTTTTGTTTTTAATTCTGGAAAGTCCCAACGACCCTTCTCCACATCTAGCAAAATTATATTAGGGGTTATCTCATTATAAAGGAAGACACCCCATGTTGTAATAGCGGAGAAGTCTGCGGTTTCTTTTTTACTAAAAGCTGTGTCATAGGATTGAATGATATGTTGTAATTTAGGCAGCTTAGGCTTATCCCAAATCTTCCAGTACTCTCGTTTGATAATGGAACCTTCTTCGGATGTAGGATTCTGTTGCCACTGTGCATTCCATTTAGCCACGGACAACGAAGCTTTCACTGACTCCAGCTCTTCTAGTTTCCAGTACTGTGGCCAGACAGGTTTCTCACTTGGCAAGATAGCAG